CAAGTTGGTAGCGGTTCAATCGGAACAGGTACAACATTAACAAACTTAACAGGAATATTAACAGCTGATTGGGTTTCAACTATTCCAACAGTAACAATTAAAAATCAAAGTGCGTCTTGGAATCGTGGGGCGTATGTAAATTAATTATGATAACAACTAAAATAATTACAGCAATCATAACAACATTTTTAATATTTATTACGCCAATATTAGGACTATTGGGGTTAATATCTTTTGCGGTTGGGTTTGATACAATATTTGCTATTTATGTAAGTATTAAACAAAAAGGGATTAACTCTTTTAAAAGTACTAAACTTTTTAATATAGTAGTTAAAACTTTCTTTTATATGGGTTCAATTATATTTGCTTTTATGATTGATAAATATATTTTAGATGGTAAGTTATTCGATATTCCTTATTTGATTTCTAAAGTGCTTACTTTTGTATGGCTGTATATTGAAGTAAAAAGCATAGATGAAACCTCTATGAAATTAGGGAATCGTTCACTTTGGGTAATCGTAAAAGAAATCATATCTAAAGGCAAAGACTTAAAAAAGGATATTAACGAAATAAAAGAGTAATGGCAAAAATAACAGAGAATTTCAGTTTAGAGGAGTTTAATTGTAAGGATGGAAAACTTATCCCAAATAACGTGCTTCCAAATATTATTGAACTTGCAAAGAATTTACAAGTATTGCGAAATGCAGTAAATAAAACAATAACAATTACAAGCGGTTATAGAAGCCCGGAACATAACGCAAAGGTAAAAGGTGCAAAAGATAGTCAACACGTAAAAGGTACAGCAGCGGATATTAAAGTAAAAGGAATGACGCCTAAAGAAGTAGCTTTAGTAATTGAGGGTTTAATTGAATCCAAAAAAATGAAACAAGGCGGAATAGGTATTTATCCGAGTTGGGTTCATTACGATACAAGAGGAATAAAAGCACGTTGGTAACATAAAAATTAAACCGCCCTAAAAAATAGAGCGGTTTTTTAATTAACTAAATTATTTCTTTATTTCTTCTGCTAATTCTAAAATAAAATTATTAACTTGTTCCTCGCTCCAACTTAAAGCAATTAAATGAGCTTTAAAAGCTGTAAATAGTTGTTCTAAACTTACATCTGAATTATTAAATTCTGTTGTATGTTGTTCCCATTTAGTTCGTGTTATTAGTTCCATTAGTAATGTCTTTTAAATAATTAAAAGTAGATTCTGATTTTTCTCCCCAAAAGTAATCGCAAATAAAAACGTTATCTTTTATTTTTCCAACGTTATGATCTGAAAAATACGATTGTCTAAATTCACTTGCTTTTGAAGTAAATCTATAACACTTTTCTTTTATAGGGCAATTAATACCCTCACATTTTGTAATATCTGGCATAATGTTTAAAATAAATGCGTAATTCTCGCAATTTGTCCGTTAAGTTTATGATGTAAAAATCCCTCTATTGCTTTTGGGGCGTGTTGGTATCCGTTCCTATGATGCCATGAATCAGTACCGCTTGGACTTCTTAATGTTTCAACACAAACACCCATAACATCTTTACTTACTTTATGATGCAAATGGTGTGTATAAAAATATTTATGTTTGCACGCTTGCCAACTATCCGATTCATGAGCCATTAATAAGGCTAAATTTTCAGTCTTTGCACCATCTCCATGAGTTGAGCCTATTAAGTTATTAAAGTAAGTATAATATTTACGATGTGCTATGTCAACATTAAAAGTTACATTTTCGCTATTTCTGAAATGCGTTTCTATTACTTGTGCTAAAAAGAAACCATGTGTATAGTCGTGGTTAGATGGGTTATAAGTAACATGTGTAGGTGCTATTTGCATAAGAATTTCAATAACATCTACATATAATTGTTTTGCTATTATAAAATTAGTGTGCCACATTCCGTCTGTATCTTGTGGTGTTCCTGATGTAGTTTGTCTTTTTGGACTATCAATATGTAAAATGTCGTTCCCAATAATTAAATTTATTTGGTCAATTTCAAAACCTTTAACTTTATTAAGTATTCCTTTTACGCCTTGAAGTACTCTTTGAACTGCTATTTGATTATTGTAAGGCTCTCCAACTTCAAACGCACTGCATAACTTACCTATATGTATGTCTGCGGGGTCAATAACTAATAAATGAGCGTCTTTTTTATCTTCGTAAACTATTTTATTGTATTTAGGAATATAAGTCTTTAAATCGCTTAATAATACTTTTGATAAAGTTTCAAAGTCTTTTTCTTGTAATTCTTTATAATCAGGATTTTTTATAAATAAACTTGAATTTTTATCTTTTAACCAAAGGTGTTTAACATTTGTAGTATCAACTTGTAAATTATTAGTAGCTTCTTTTATTCCTTTATTTCTGAAACGCCCTACATAAGTTCTTAATAAATTTACTTCATTATTTTTACCTGTACTTTCTTTTGTACTTAATAAAGTTTGTGCAATTTCAGTATTATTCAAATCACTTTCTTTTATATAAGATTCAATTTGATTATCGAATTTAGACCACTTGCTTTTTATCATAACCTTATTTGTTTTGTTTGTAAAATAAAAACAAGGATAATATAGCTAAAAATAAAAGTATAAAAGAAGCTATTTTGTTTTCAACAACTGCTGAAAGAATAGCATTTCCGTAAAAAGCTATTAAATAATTATTATTTTTCATTTGCTTAGTTTTTTATTAATATACCAAATAATTACCAAAACAACTAAAAATAAAAACAAAGCTATTATACCCGATATTCCTAAAAAAAGAGTAGTATTGTCGGTTTCTTTGTGTTTGTCTTTTATTTCAACTATTTGCGTGTCTAATTTGTGAATTGTATCTTTTACGATTCTATCTTTTGTATAATAATGCTTTTCAATCGTGGCGTTATAAATAGTATCTTTTCCGTTTATAATAGGCTTTGTGTAATCAAAAGGTCGCAATATAAACGAACCGCCAACCTCGTTTGATTTATCAATTTTAGACGCCTTAAAATCGCTTTTAGATTCTATTTCTATACTTGTTTTATCTTTTTTAACAGAACCGCAAGAAAGTAAAATAATTGCGATTAGTAGTAAGGTTAGTTTTTTCATAGTTTTAAAATTTCTTGTTTAACTTCTTGCCAATTTATTACATAAGGACTTAATTCATCAAAATAATATAAACTAGCGTCTAATATTTCATCAACTGCAATTAATGCAAATTGTTTAGCTTCTCCTTCGTGTTGCGCTCCTTTAAATGCGAATTTCAAAATTAATTCCTTTGCTTTTTCTTTTGCTGTCATAATATTAAATTTTCCTCAAATATATTAAAACTTTCTTTTAAATCGCTTAATGTAGCCTTTTTTCGTTTGTCTTTTTTAACTACAATATTTTCACGTTCCATTTTTTCAGTAATAGCAACCCTTATAAAATTGCTTTTTTTACTTAATGAATCTAAAAATAAACTCATTTCTTCATCTGTTTTAAATGAATGTAATTTGTTATAAATTTTCATATTTTATAAGGGTTTTAAAAGAAAAGTATTACTTTTTGTTGTGTTATATTGTAGTTAACCGCTATTTAAACTCAACTTTGTGGATAATTGAATCTTTGTATTTTATTGGGAATGATTTCATTTTCAAACTGTGATAAGGTAGTTTTAATTGTTCACAAGCTTTTTTAAAATTTCCAAATACTTCTGGTGTATTAGTCCACTTATCTTGAACTATAATTACTTTTTGTCTTTGCATAATATTAAAATAAAAAATATCTGTCTTTCCAGATTGTCAACCCTGTACTAATACTGTGGGATTTTTATTTAAAAAACAGGATTATTGAATAACCCTGTTTTTTAAATACCATTCTGTTGCATTTTCATCGTTAACAACTTTAAATCTTCCGCTGTTAAATCTTCCACAATTACCTCTATTAAATTTTGAAATTTGTTTTAACATTATGTTTTTATCAGTAATGTTTGTTATAACCATTTCATTATCAAAGTGATTTACTACACATTGAAACTTATCGTTTACTTTGTTTTCTCTTAAAAATTGGTTTGTTAAAGTTGCCATAATTTCTATTTGTTTATTATTATGATGTAAAGATACGACTTATTTTTATAATAGCAAGCAAAGAAATAATTTTAACAAAACTTTAACATTTATAAAAAACAGCGGTTAACAAGTGTTTTGCTCAATTGTGCCGAAAGTAGTTTGCGGTTAGGCACAACTGAAGCAAAGCACCATACGTTATAAGAAATAGCTACGAAACTACTTCAAAGAACCATTTGTCGTAATATCTATATTTACCGCTTTCGTCTTTGATGTAATAATCATCACAATCATCATAACCTTCAAATTGTTCATAAACATTTCCTACTATTACATCTGTAATAACGTGTGTTTCTTTTGGAACACTTAAAATACATTTTAGTTTTTTCATAATATTTAGTTTTAATTACCCACTACTTCTTATAACAGCAATTACACGCTATTGCTACTTTGTGATTAATTTAGTGTTTGTTTTGTATCTTTCAAATCCGTGTTAAACTGAAAGATGGTTTTGTACTTTTACGCAACAGTCGTGTAGTTGCAAAACGTTAACCGCTATTTAAACGGCACTCGGTGTATAACGACATTTTCGTGAGATATAGGAAAAGGTTTCATCTTTAAACTATGATAAGGAAATCCTTTAACTTCACACATTTTCTTAAAATTTCCGAATACTTCAACTTCTTCGGAAATTACCACTATTACATTTTTTCTTTGCATTATTTTACAGTATTTAAAATGAAATCAATTGCATCTTTTATATCTTCATTGTAAGAAATTGTAAAATCAATTCCAGTAGATGAAGAAGCTCTTTTAACAACAAAAGAAAAATCAGAAGATGAATGATAAACAGTCCCTTGTTTGTGGTCTGCAATTCTTACAGATTTATCGTTTAAATCAAAATATTTACCATTAAAATAAGACCATAAAGAAGAAATTAAAAGTTGTTGTCTTTCGATTTCATAATCTTCCATATCTAAATCTCCGTTATCTTCTCTTTCGTTAATGATTTCTAATTCTGTGTAAAAATCTTCGATTGCTTGTGTGTTAAAAGTTGTCATAATTTCTATTTGTTTATTATTATGATGTAAAGATACGACTTATTTTTATACGCACAAACTTTTTTGTAATTATTTTTAAAATATTTCTAATTTAGTAAAATAAACAGCGGTTAACAAGTGTTTTGCTCAATTGTGCCGAACATACGCACCGCATAAGCACAACTGAAGCAAAGCACTATACGTTATAACCAATGCTATGCGACACGTACATCGACAACAATTGCGGTTTTAGTATGGTAAACTACAAATCTATATT